ACATCAGGGTCAGGCATGGGTAAGTCACAGATAGTCAGGGAGCTAGAGCATTACCTGCTAGGAGCAACGGAAGACAACATAGGTATCTTAGCACTGGAAGAGGACATCCCCAAGACAGCATTGGGTATCATGTCCATTGAGGCCAACAAGCAGCTACACCTAGACAAGACCGTGACTCAGGAAGAGAAGAAGGGATACTGGGACAGGACGATGGGATCAGGACGTATCTACATGTTTGATCACTGGGGCAGTACGAGTGAGGATAATCTTCTAGGACGCATACGCTACATGGCTAAAGGTCTGGACTGCAAGTGGATCATCCTAGATCACCTCAGTATTGTTGTCAGCGATCAGGACAATAACGATGAGCGTAAGGCCATTGACAGTATTATGACCAACCTCCGCAAGCTGGTTCAGGAGACAGGCGTAGGGCTATTCTTAGTGTCACACCTGCGAAGACCTAGCGGTTCCAAGGCACACGAGGACGGAGGTAAGATTTCTTTGGGAGAACTCAGAGGTTCGGCGGCGATAGCGCAACTTAGCGACATAGTTATTGGTTTGGAGCGTGACCAGCAACACGCAGACCCTGAGATACGTAACACCACCACGGTACGTGTGTTAAAGAATAGGTTTGTGGGCTTGACAGGGCCAGCCTGTTACCTGTATTATGATAAGGTGTCTGGTCGAATGATAGAGACCAGTTGTCCTACCGGAGATAATGAGGAGTTTTAAAAATGACAGAACTAAAGCTAGAAGTAGTAAATAAACTGTTTAGATATGATAAGGAAACTGGCGATCTCGTTCGCAAAATTAGTGTCCGTAAAGGTTCGGAAGCAGGACAGATTGTAGGCACAGAGGATGGACACGGTTACTTAAGAACCAGCATTAAGGGGGTTAGGTATTTTAATCACCGGATAATATTTTTAATGCACAACGGTTATCTGCCTCCTTTCTTAGATCACATAGATACTAACAAGAGAAATAACCGCATAGAGAACTTACGAGCAGCTACTATTACACAGAACAACCACAACCAAGGCAGGCGGAAGACTAACACTTCAGGAGTTAAAGGAGTAAGATGGAAGGCAACTCATAACATGTGGAGTGCTTCGGTTACTCTTAATGGAAAGAGGAAACATGTAGGTCACTTCCGTACCGTGCCTGAAGCTGAAGTAGCAGTACGAAAAGCACGAGAGCAGCTACACGGTGCGTTCGTGAATCATGGAGTGTCTAAGGAGTTTTAATATGACAAACACAGTACAGCAATATCAAATAACATCTCCAGAAAACACAGATGTTTTACTTTTAGAAGATTCAATTAATGAGTTGAGAAGGTTAGGTAAGAAGAAGATATACCCTTACGGAGCAGGCCAGATATGTTTTCACCACCGCAAGTGTTACTTCTTTATCTCCCCTGCAAGTATGAAGTGGGCACCAAGACACAAAGCGTGCGCAGCGTGGTACAAAGGTGCAAGAAGTATTGAGGAAGTGTTTAAGGCTATAAACGGTTGGTGTGACTATAGAGATCGCAAACAACAGGAAAACCAAGAGGTTTTAAATGCGGAAAATAGTATTTGACATTGAGGCTAACGGTTTTGAACCTGATACATTATGGTGTATCGTTGCTTATGAGTTAGACAGGAAGCAAATGTCATGGTGGGTAGGTGACGACATACTGGCATTCAATGACTGGATCAAGGGGCATGGAGACTGCGAAGTGATAGGCCACAATATACTTGGCTATGACATACCAGTCCTAGAGAAGCTACTAGGTACAGACTTTAGCAAATGCAAAGTAACTGACACGCTAGTGCTGTCAAGACTAGCCGACCCACAGCGACACAACGGACATTCCCTAGAGAACTGGGGTACTATACTGGGGCAGCCCAAAGGAGACTACAATGATTTTACTACGTATTCGCCTGCTATGCTGGACTATTGCAAGCAAGACGTTAGCGTTAATGTGCTGGTGTACCAGAGATTACTTCTTGAGCTTGCAGATTTTGGAGCTGAAAGCATTATCTTGGAACACCAAGTACAAAGCATTATACTACAGCAAGTTAAAACAGGCTGGCTCTTAGATCAAGAGAAAGCATTTGTATTATTAGCAGAACTAAAGGAGAAGAAGAATGAACTTGAAGACGAAGTGCATAAAACTTTCAAACCGTTACCAACATTTGTCAAAGAAGTTACACCCAAGATTAAGAAAGATGGTACGTATTCGGTTGTTGGGCTTAAATTTCTAGGCGAACAGTGGACTACCGTAGTAGCTCCCTTCAGCCGTCTTGATTACCCAGAGTTTAACTTGGGTTCACGACAGCAGATAGGACGATACCTCCAGCATTTTGGCTGGAAGCCTAAGCAGTTCACTGAGACAGGACAGGCCATCGTAGACGAGGCAGTGCTAAGTACAGTGAAAGGAATACCACAGGCTTCTTTGATAGCTGAGTACCTGATGATACAGAAGCGTGTAGCGCAGGTTCAAAGCTGGTTAGAGGCTGTCGAGGATGACGGTAGAGTACATGGGTATGTGAACACCAACGGAGCAGTGACAGGTCGCATGACACACTCTAGTCCTAACATGGGACAGATACCGGCGGTATACTCACCTTACGGCAAGCAGTGTCGTGATGTATGGACGGTACAGGAAGGATACAAGCTGGTTGGTATGGATGCCAGCGGTCTTGAGCTACGAATGTTGGCCCACTATATGAATGATGAGGACTATACTAATGAAATACTCAACGGAGATATACACACGGCAAATCAGTTGGCTGCGGGCCTTGACACTAGAGATCAAGCTAAGACTTTCATCTACGCTTTCCTATATGGGGCCGGAGATTCCAAAGTCGGAAGCATCGTTGGTGGAACTAGAAAGGACGGTCAGAGACTTAAGGAAAAGTTCCTCGCAAATACGCCAGCTCTTGGAGAGCTACGAACACGAGTTGGAATGGCGGCTACAAGAGGCTATGTTTATGGCTTGGATAAAAGAAGGATCACCATACGATCAGAACACGCTGCATTGAATAGCTTACTCCAGTCAGCAGGGGCTATCGTTATGAAGAAAGCCTTGTGTTTACTACATGAGTATGCTATACTATGGGGTATAGATTTTAACTTTTTAGGGAACATACACGATGAAATCCAGACAGAGGTCAGACAAGAGAAAGCAGAGATTTTCGGAAGACTTGCAACCAGTTGTGTCGAAGCAGCAGGACTTTTTTACAAGCTTAACTGTCCCCTTGCAGGAGAATACAAAGTTGGAACCAGTTGGGCAGATACCCATTGATTTATTACCTCCTAATCCTATGGGCAATAAACTTAGGAAGCCAGAGAGATATAAGTTTGAGAATGGAGAATGGTGGTATTACTACCCTGAAAGTGGAACAAGTATTGAATCAGGTAATCATATCAAAGAGAGAGCGAGTACATTAAGGCGTAAACTTGACAAGATTACTGAAGAAAAGAAGAAGCACATGTACGTTAATGGTAAAAGGATTCCTGATTCACATCCTTTGTATAAAGCAGGGAAGTACAAAGGGTTTGAGGATGCAGCCTTTAGTTCCTTAGAGAACTTCAAGGACAACCCACAGGGTCAGGTGTATGTTATTGCTAACCCTGCATGGGAAGACTGGGTTAAGGTAGGGATGGCGGTGGATGCAGTAGATAGAGCAGGTAACTACCAAACGTCCTCACCCTTTAGAGACTACACGTTGTTGTATATCTACGATGTAGATGACAGGAGAGCAGCGGAGGCAGCAGCACACACAAGACTAGCAAAGGAATGTGACAACATCAACGAGTGGTTCAGGTTGCCACCAGCAATTGCTAATGACCTGATACTAGAGGTGATACATGATTACTAATAAAACAACGGACAATGTAGTAGCGGACATCTACGCACTGATGGAAAGCAAGGACGCTGACCCATCTGTAGATGTAGAAGCAGAGATAGAGAAGTTCGGAGAAGGTGTCAAGGCACTGATGCGTACTGAGTTTGGTCGGAAGAAGCGAGAGGATAACCGGAGGCTTCGCCTCAGTAACATCGGCCGCACCGACAAGTATCTCTGGAATCACTACAATGGTACGGAAGGAGAGGAACTTCAGCCACATACCTACGTCAAGTTTATGTATGGTCATTTGATTGAAGAGATGTTGCTGTTCCTGACCCGTATGGCAGGACACAGCGTTACTGACGAGCAGAAGGTATGTAAAGTTGAAGGCATTGTGGGTCACATGGACTGCAAGATTGACAGATCGGAAGAGCGTCGTGTAGGGAAAGAGTGTAGATCTCGGTGGTCGCCGTATCA